AACGAAGACCTTTGCAATCGAAGACGACTCGGGTCGTAGTCACGCCATCAGTGCCCGTCAGCGTGTAACCGCTGACGTCGGAGGCCCCTTGGTAAACCACGCATGGATACTGCGTCGGATCTTCCGGCGCAGGTATCGGCTGAATACGACTGCCGACGATTGCACTGACAGCCGAGTTCGCGAGAAGCAATGAGACGAGTCCCTCGATAAGCATTTAATTCGTCTCCTCGTTCTCGTCTTCTAGTCCGACAGCAAGTGATGTAGCGAATGCATCGATAGCAAGCTCCGCTGCTTCGTCCGCTGCGGCTTCCATGAAGTGTTTACCGGGGATTTGCTTAATCTGTTGGCCATCTCGCGACGTGAGCATCCAGCCGTTGTTGACCCATCTCGCGACGTGTCCAGCAATCTCAGTAGGACCGACTTTGACTTGTGCGCCCTTCGTCTCGCTCACAATCACTTGCGTGTGCAGATCCTCACGGAGAATGCCAGGAGGTAGAGCATTGCTGCCCGGCGTCGGCTCATTTGTTTGTTCAGGGGCGAGAGCTTTCATCGACGCGAGGAGCACATCTCCCGCTGTCTGAAGAGCGTTCTTCATAATGGCTCCGGAGACTTTCGCCGGGAGCTTGGCAAGCAGCGCATCAAACTGCGAAGTGTCTATCTTGAGTTCGAAGTCGTCAGGCATTAGTTCGAGTCCGCGGCGATTGCCATGCAGAAGAGCTTCACGACGCGATTGCGTCTGAGAACGTTGTCGATGGCCTGCACGAGAAGAGTGTTGTCACCGAACAGAACTCTCATACCGGGCTTCAGATCAATCGAGCTACCCGGCCAACGGAGTGTGAACACGTCCGTTGCTTGTGAGGCGATTGCGCCATCCTGGACGAGTTCCTTATAGGTGTTCGAGGTCGTGCCTTCGATCTTGGCGCGCGTCGTGAGGACGGTAATCCATGTCGATACAGGCTGGCCGGCAGCATCGCGCGTAGTGCTTGGCTGCTGGATAGTGACCTTGTGGCGTAGATCGCCGGAGAGGAGGTATAGAGGGTCGAAGGCCATTTACACCCACCTGAATGAGTCGAACACTTCGCCTGAAAGCAGAGAATCAACTCCGAATTCAATAGTCTTTGTGACGTTGAGTTCCGCTGCGTCACGGTGCTGATACCAGTAGGAGATGAGCAGCAGCATCGCCTGCCTAATCGTTTGAGGACAGTTGTCGACTGTTGCACCGTCACCGTACGTCCCTGCGGTAAACGTCACGCAGACGGAGTTCGGGAGATAGCTCTGTGAGTAGGGCCAATACAAACCGGGCATGGGGACGATTCGAGCGGGTTCGGAGTTCACATCGACGTAATACGTCGATGGGTCCAGCGTCTGAGTTGTTCCCGTCAAGTCCACGTACGTAATCGAAGCAACGGAGACGCATGATGGCTTCGGCAGGCGAATAGCGAGCTGATGCCAGAACTGCCCGAACAGGATGTGCCTGTCGTTGGCGTTCACTGTCGTTCCGTAATCGGGATAAGGGAAGAAGTCGAGATACAGTTTTACTGTGCGGTTGTAAATCGCACGATTCATCTTCTTTTCAACGAACTGACGAGCAGCCACAATCAGGGACGTGATGAGAACATCGTCATCCGTCATATCTGAATTCACGTTCAACTGCGCCTTCGCCTGGTCAAGCGACACGGGCTCAGCAGCGGGTTGTGTTGTGTCTTTATAGGAAAGTGGCATTCGTATTCGCTCGTGTAAGGTGTTGTGGCCTCCGGGCCGGGTTAGACTCGGAGGCCGATTTGTTTACTTGCCCGTGAGAGTGATGACCGGGTGAGTACCAGCGTCCGTAACTGCGCCACCGACGCGAGCGAATGCAACGAAGCCGGTCTTGTTCAACTCGGCGTAACGCTCGTTGAGCCGCTTGATGACCACACCAGGAGCAACTTCTCTGTAGGAATATCCCTGCAGGAAATTGCCGAACTGGATGTACGGGTTGCCAACACCAACTGCTGGCTGGAACGGGTTCAGCTTGACCGGGTAACCGAGGATCGTACCGGCAAAGCCCGAGACACCCCCGTCGTTGAACGGGAGGAAGATTGGGCGTTGCTGTCCGTCCATGATGTTGAGGACACCATTGGCCAGGGTCGAGTTCGACATCACCCATGACGCGCCGATCGCATACGCCGGGTCCAGAGCCGCAAGCATCGCGGTGAAGTCGACGTACTTGGTCACGAGCGTGGTGTTTGATGTAACGCCGGACGCAATCGCTGACAGCGCGGCAACGTTGCTGGTGTTGCCCAACGTGATCCACTTGGCAGCCGAACGAGCATACCGAGTCTGAACCGCGGTCTCGACGAAGTTGACGAGATCGAAGGACGAATCCTGCATCAAGCTGTTGTCCAGCAGGATGGGGTTGGAACGGATATCGTCAATCGAGATTGTTGCGCCCCCGACCGAAGGGTCCGTTGTGGTGATGCCGACGCTGTTCAGAACGAACAGATTGGCGGAGTCGTCAAGCGTTGGTGCCTTCATCGGCTCGCCGGTTGCGGTTTTCAGCTTGTAGACCAGGTCGTACACGCTGCCCCACGACTTCTGCGCGATCTTCGGATCGGCAACGCCTGTAGGAATCAGAACGCCGTCAGCCGCAACCGTCAGGTCGCGCTGCTCGAACTTCTCGCCTTTGAAGTAGCTGCGAAGAGCCTGGGCCGTTGCCGAACGACGCTCGTCTGCCGAACGGGTTTCAGCTTCCTCGCCGGGAGTTGCACGCGGCACACGACCGGGTACGGAACGCATCTCTGCTTCCGCGGTCTCAAACTGCACCATACGCTCAATGTCGGCCTTGAGGATGTTGGCATCGGCCAGCATCTTGTCGACATTCGTACGCTGCTCTGCGGTGACATCCGTACCGCTCATGATGGCATGAGCGTCGAACATCAACTTGCTGCGCTTATCAAGCATTTCCTGCTTAGTCATTTGGTTTTCCTTGGATTGAATTTGTGTTGCGGGTGCAGGACAGCCAGAGCAGCGTTGCAGAGGCTTCACAGCGTCTAGGCGGACGGGTGCAATCGAATGCAGCCGTCAAGCGGCACATCCACCTGGAGTGGCACGTGTGTTTTACAGAAAGGGTTTAGAGCAGAGTTGAGAAACCAACTCGAATCGCTAGTCTGCGATTCGCATCCTTCTCAACTTGCGACCGCTCCTCTTTGCTCTGAGGGCAGGAACAATACTCGTCATCGCAGTCAACATCACTGCAAATACCGCAGTCACCCCCGGCACACTGGGTGCAGTCGCACTCGCAAGAGTCGACAACGGCATCGGTACGCTTCTCTAGCCGTGAGCGAATCTCAACAGGCATTGTCGATGGAAGCGAGCGAACAGATACGGCAGATGATGGGTATGCCGGGAAACTGCATGGTGAAATCTCGAACAGTTCAACGCTCAGCAACGTACGGACAACGTTTCCGGCCGCATCGGCCAGCCACTTGTCATCCAGCGTTTGAAAGCCGAACGAGTTCGCATCTAAGTCGCCGCGGTCGACAGACTCAGCGAGGTCACTTGCCTGCGTCGTCTTGGGCAGCTTGCATGTGAAGCGGAGACCCTCGTCGGAGTCCTTCAAACTCAGCGTCTTGCTCTTCGTCCGGCCAAGCAGAATGGATACGTCGTGGTCACGGAGACAGAGCACGTCGGCGCCTGGTGCAAGAGCGTTCACGAATGCTGACGGGGCGATTAGCTCCGTGAATCCGCCGAGGTCATAAGATGGCGAGTTGTAAGGGATCAGTCCGGACAACGTACGGCTGCCGTCATCCTCAGTGCTGATGCGGAACTCGGTCGTCTTCAGTGTGCGGATTTCCCGCTCGCCCTGGTTAGGCTTCTTCATTTAGATCGTCCTCTGTATCTTCCGGAGCTTCGAGTTGTGCTACGGCGTTCGCTGTTGCTGCCTCGCGGGATACTGCGATGTGAATCGACCGCACAACACGAAGGAACTCAGCGTTGGCAATCGTCGCCATTTCGTCAGCTTGGATAGCAACGGGCCACTTTGCCGTCCGTTTTGCCATTGCCTTGAGAGCGTCGGTAATTACGCCGTCGATTGTGTCTCCACCCAAGGCCGGGAATGCTGAATTGTTCCCCGTCGCCATGTCCGCAATTGAGCGAAGAACGGGTCTGAATAGGGCTGAAACCGTGTCGTAATCACGCTTGCTGCGCGTCGAAAGACGACGGAATGCGTCGGAATAGATGCTGATGTAAGAACGCGCGTACACCCCGAGCATGCTGCGTTCAGCTTGCGTCGGTACCGTCTCATCGATCGGTTGATCTTGAAGCGATTCCGTGTCCAACAGGCGCGCAGAGTTTTGATAGTTGACCGCAGTGACGTAGACATCGCACTCCGGACCACCGGGATTCTCTCCGAGCTTGCGCAAAATGTCGTTGCTTGTGTACCAGCCGCCCTGACGGCCGGCCTGATACGCATCCATCTGCGATTTCAAATCCGTGCGGAGCAGACCGCTGACGTCGAACTGGACGAAGAACCTTCCAGCTTTGCGGCCAAGCGTCGGGCACAACTTGCGGACGAACTCTGCTTCGAGCTTGCAAAGATACGGACGCAGAGTAATCGTCAAGAACTGAAGCATCAGCTGTTCGCTGTTCGTGCCGGACAGCCGTGATGTGTCGCCCACGAGGTGGGGACTGACCTTGTAAATCGCTGCGATGTCTGCGCGCTGATAGCCGCGCGTTCCAAGGAACTGGCTCTCCTCTGCATTTAAGCCGAGGGATTCATAGCTCCACTCTCCGCCGTAGAGGAATCCAATCTTTCCCTGGTTCTGTCCGCCCTGCTGCTGTTGCCAGGATTCGCGCATTTCCTGCTGTGTCTTGGGGTCCGGCTTCGGTCCCTTGTTCATCAGTAGTCCACCGGGACGAGCACCATTGCCGAAGAGACGAGCGCCGAACTTCTCCGCAGCTTTCGCGAGGCCCAGAGCTTGTCTCGCCATGGCGATTGGAGAGATGCCGGTAATGCCGTCCAGAGAGAACAGAGGGACGTGAATTACATCCGACGCTGGAATGACGCGATATGAGCCGTTTGTCTGTCCGTCCGTAGTCTTGTAAACGAGCTTGCCGTCCGGAGCACGCATCGCTTTAGTCTTGAGCGGGTGAAGTGGCCAGAGAGCTACAGGCTGTCCAAGTCCGTTTCGCTCAATCTGTGCGTAGCAGTTTCCGGTCAGAGCCAGGCAGCCAACAAGAGTCTCGATAAACGTTACCGCAGACATGTCCGGGTTGGGCTCTGCCGCAAGTAGGTAGTAAAGCGGATTGTCTACAGCTTCGATGTGCCCTTTGTCGGCACGCTCGATGAGCTTCAATGGAAGCGATGCTACTGATGTCGCAATCAGCGTCACGCACGCGTAGACAGTTGTAATCTGAAGCGCGTTCGCTTCGTTGACTTGTTCACCAGCGGCCGTAGGCTCACCACCCATGAACCAATCCCAGACCGCGGGAGAGTTCAGGGGAACGCCGGGATTATCAATCGGTGAGCGAAGCTCACCCAGTCCAAGCGTAGTGATTTCGTTCTTGCTGCCGAATAGGGCCATCAGTGAGGTCTCATTAAAAGAACATCAACCCATATCCCGGGTCGGTTGGAACTTCGCTTCTCATTGCACGAGCCATGCCGATAAACAGAGCAACGGCAGCGTCAATCTTGGATTCCGGGGTTTCCTTCGATGGCATTGTGTAGTTGCCGACGGACGTTTCACGAGTGAGAACGTTGGAAAGGCACCAGGTCATTACCGGATTGCCGTCGTGATGGAAGCGACCGTCGTAGATGGCGGCTTCGACTTCCTTCATTGCCGGTGATAGTTCAGCAGGATTCGGAGCGACTACAACACGGACGACTCCAGACTTCTCGCTGACCTGTTGTGACCACTGATCGGCGTACCTGGCATCAAAGGCTAATTCGAGAACTTTGTTGTCTGCGATGTCTTTCAGCGCGTCAGATTCGAGCACCGAGTAATCGATTGAACTTCCAGATGTCGCGGTAAGAAAGCCCTGCTTTTCCCATTTCTGATATTGCTGAGACTCGGGAGCGTTTATACGCTCCTCCGGGAGATAGCAGCGCGTGAAGCAATAGTAGTGAGGTCGTCCGTCGATCTCGTTCTTGTACAGCCGAACCGTAGCGGCTAGATCGAGCTTGCTTGCAAGGTCGGAACCGAGCCAGCACGGGAAGTCTTTGACGAGCTCGTGCGTAAGTTCCGGGTCGTAGCACTTAGCCCAGAAGCTCATGTTCATCCATGCGCTTGAAGCAGTCATCCACTCGTTGAGGTGCATACAGCGGAAGATGTTCTGCTTTGCTGGATTCCGAATCGCCTCATCGTGGTCGAGAAAGACCGCTTCCTCGTCATTTGATACGCCGAGGTTGGGATTCGACATCCTGACAGCATCACGCGATGTCCATGGGACATCCGCGTCTGCCATGAAGATGATTCCGAAGATGCGCTCCCCGTCTACTACGCCTTCGAGGATCTTCTGAACATCTAACTGCTTTTGATAGCAGGGGTTTTCGATGGACTGAACGCCCGCTGTCGAGATCGTCAGGAACAGAGAATTGCTGCGCTTGTTGCAGCCCGTCTTCAATGCGTCGTAAAGTGTCGAGTCCGGTAGCTGGTGAGCTTCGTCCAGAATCGCGCAGTACACGCTGCTGCCGTATTTAGATTTACCGATGATCGGTACGAAGCGTGAACGTGTCGAAGGCTGAAACAGGGACTTCACTGCAACTTCAACACCGAGAGACTTGAAGGCCGGGACTTGCTCGACCATCGCCTTCGCGGGTCTGAAAACCTCCAGAGCCTGAGCCAAAGTCGTCGCTGCGCAGTATGTTTCAGCGCCCTTCTCACCGTCGAGGAATGTCATCCATAAGGCGATGATGGCGGCCAGGGGAGATTTTCCATTGCCGCGTGGAACCAACACAAAAGCTTCACGATGCTTACGAACTGAAGTCTGTCGATCGACCCATCCGAAGATGGAGGCAAGTATGAAAAGCTGCCACGGTTCCAGATGGAACCGTTCGCCCTGGTGCTTGCCCTTTTCGTGTCGCATCTGCTCAGCAAATGCACATACGGCAGCAACGCGCTGAGCGTCGAACGTCCATCTGAACTCTGTACTCTTTGCGCTCTCTAAATCTGCCAGGTGGCGCGCACAAGCAAGCTTGACCCATTTACATGCGAGAACCTTACCGTCGCGTACGCCCTGAGCGTACTTATTCGCTATCGCTGCATGCTGTCTCGACGTCTGATTGGTCATTAGTCATTTCGTCTGTGGCGCCGATGCCCTGCATGAACGCGGTGAATGGATCCTGGTGCTCACCGCCCTGGGGCTCGACTGAAAGGCGTGTCCTGGAGGCTGGAGTCATTCCAAACTCGCTAGCGAATTTGCGCATCAAATCGAGCGCGGTGTTCGCCACGGACACGTAGGGATTCTGAATCGGGAAGCCCGACTTCGGCGATTTGATGACTGTTCCGAACTTCTGAATGCTCAGTTCGGCTGCAGACCAGCGAGAGTACGCAGCGCAATACGCTGCGAGGGCAGCACGGTCGATTGAGGTCAGGAGTCCAAGCGTCGTAAGCTCGCGGCTGACTCGCTTCCATTCCTTCTTTGCGCCTGAATCGAGATGCACAGGACATGTGGGTGTGCCGGTCGGACGAGGTTCATTCTTGTTGAGTGCCCGATGGCCTACATTCCCGGCGAGTTCCCGTAACGCTGTCGGTTTGGGTTTACGTCCTACTGGCATCTGATACCTTGCGTAGCTCCATGCCGTAGTTGTTCGGCTCTGTAGGAACTTCAATTCCGGGCTTGCGCTTCAATGGGGTCCGCTGAAACTGCCGATAGTTCACTTGGTGATGCTCAAGTCCGTACGCTGGACAGCTACGAGCTTGCTACCATCCGACTGGACAACGATGACTTCCTGGATACCGGCTGCTGACGCTTGTTGCGCTGTCTGGTTACCGGCAATGAGGTTGCCATCCTTGTCAATCAGGACGGAGCGTCCTGCTCCGAACCTCAGAAGTGAAGCCTGAACTGCTTTGCGACCTCGGACAGTGCCTTTG